TGCCAACCTGTCAACACTCTTGAACTCATCTGTAAGAGCATATAATAGAGCCACATTTTCCATAAACTCTACAGGATGTTCTCTCTGATACTTCTGAAGGGCTGTCATGTAGTTACCGCTTTCATCCCTGTAAACAGGCTTGGTAATACTGTCGTAAGCCCTCTGCCTCACAGACTTGTCAACCTTCACACCGTCATAGAAGCTGTCCCTGTCAAGGATATGCTTCTTCAGACTGGCATACTGCTTCTCTTCCTCTGCCTTCTGCTGCTTCTGCCTGTTGTCAAGCTCATTTTGGTAATTCTCTACCTGAGTCCTATAGAAGTCTTTGCAGCTTTCAAAGGCATCCTTTGCATCATCAATGTCAGTACCGTCATCAATGCTTCTCTGCACAAGCCTTACAGCCTTCTCATGTGCAAATCCTCTGTTGACATAGTCCTGATACATGACCTGCTTGCGGAGCTTCTCACCATCCTCACCCTCCTTTACAAGGGTATCAAAGGTGTCCTTTCTTTCAAGGAACTGTGACAGGTCAAGTGCCTGCTGGTATGCTTGCACTTCTTCTGAGGTAGCACCTCCATTCAAGGCATTCTCAATCCTTTTCTGCCTTTCATCAAGCATTCCTGTCACCTTGTCTTCAAACAGTTTCTCAAGAGCCTCCTCATTGAGCACACCACTGAGAGCTTCATCAGAAAGGTCAGGGAAAACACCTTTATCTCTTAAAATCCTGGCAATGGAAGAGAAGAGATTTGTTTGTGGAGTACCAGAACCATCAGATGATTCAGGTGTCTCCCTGTTTCCTCCTGTATTCTCCTCACTGCCTACGCTCTCTGGCTGATTGCCCAAAAGGTCTGAGAAATCCACCTCAGCAGTTTCTGTAGTTTTATTACTGTTATCCGAAGTCTGACCAGTGTCTTCCTCCGCAGGTTCCGCTGCCTCTGCAGCTTCACCATCTTGTGCTGAGAACATTTTATTTACTTCATCAACACCAAGAATGTTGTCTAATCCAATCCCATCCATGTTTTTCTCCTTTAAACTTTTCATTGCAAAGATACTTACCCCGTAAATTTCTTACAAATTGGTAAGTATTCCACTAACAAGTACTTAAAAAACAGGCCATGCTCACGCATAACCTGTTAAAGTACAATTCAAAACAATCTAACTCAACAAATCTAACTAATCTTTTAGTCCAATAACATATCAACTATCGGTTTTTCTGTCTCGCTATCCTTTCCTGGCTTTTTATCTTTTCCCTTTCAAGGCTAAGTTTTTCCCTATCCAACTGATTCCTGTCCTGCTGCTCCTTAAGCTTCTGCTGAAGTTCAAGCCTGTCCTTCTCAGAAATGGGCTGTACAGGGTTTTCAGTAAATCCAGAAGCTCTTGCAACAGAAGAGTCAATGTTGGCCTGAGCTTGTATCTGTGCCACAAGAATCCTTGTGTCATTGTCTCTCTGGTTCTGTATATCACGCTGCTCCATCTCAAGCTGCTTCTGCCGTGCCTCTGCCTCCAGCTGCTGCTGCTGCATCTGTGCCTGCATCTGCTGCATCTGCTGCTGCAGCTCCTGAGCTCTCCTCTCTGCGTTCTCCATCATTCTTATCTTCTCAGAGACAGACTCAGTTGAATAGAGCTTCATCAGCGTTGAGAAGTTAAACATCTGGTTCTGAAGTCCTGCCTGTGCAAGAGTATCGAGCTTCTGTGAAAGCAGCTGGGTACTCTGTGAGTTGTCTACAATAAGGCCGTAGTCACACTCAGCATACTCATCACCGTCAATCTCCATCATCCTCTTTGCGCCAGTGGTAGTGATATACTCGAATTTCTTCTTCCTTCCACGCATGGCAATCTTTGCAGTCTCTATGAAGCACTCAATGACACGCTTCTTCAGATTGTCGTGCCTTGCAAATATCGACTCAGTAATATGTGAGCTCTGGAGGGTAGCCCTCTCGACACCTCCAACAGTCTCCCTGTTTGAAACCTGTCCAAGTCTCTGGGGAGTGATACCGCAGGCCTTTCCCATCTGTGTATCCAACCAGTCAAGCAGTTGTATGTTGAACTGTATCTCCTGTGTGATAGAGGCATCGACTACACCTGTGGTATTGTTGTTCATGGCTCCATAGAGCTTTCCTGTAGCAGAGCCCTTCTTTCCTTCATTGAAGGAGTTCCTGATGGCTATGTGGTTAACCTTGGCAAAGTAAAGCCACTTCTCAACCTTCCAGGAATCTGGCACAGATGCCGTATCAAAGATTGTCAGCTTCCCAAGGTTTGACTCCAGGAGCTTGTAGAGCTTGTCTATGGTGGCATCATACAAGTAGGCATATGGCTTGAGTATGTCAACCATTGAAGGACTGTTGCCATTACCTATATTATATATCTGCCCGACAATGCCGAAATGGCATCTTGAAGGGCTGCTCATTGAATTATACTGGATTGGACAGGGTCTTACATTCACATATATCTCATTTCCTATCTTTGTTCCCTCCCAGGCTTCATTAACCCAGAACACCTCCTCTTCCTCACCAAGGGATGCATTGGTAACATAGTTCTCCGTATAGAAATGAAATTCCTCCTCACCTGTCTGGAAATCATACTTCTTCACTTTCTTTATCTTCCTCCTGGATTTCCAGAATACCCTGAGTACCCTCACATTGCCCTCATTGTCATATGGAAGAGATGAGGAAGTGTATCCGTATTCACCAAGGAGAGACGAGAAGAAATGCGGATTATTCACCATGTCATTTCCGACATCGGGATCCATGTATGCATTCCTGTCATCCCAGAATGGGGAATCCTCACTGGTATCCCCAGTAGTTCCAGTTAAAATCTTCTCAAGATAGGCGCAGTCCTTCTTGGTGAGAACATCATAGTAGTTGTCATATACCCACCCTATGCTCTTGAAGTCCTCATACACTACCATGTCTGCATCCTCAGTCCTGTTGCTGTTGCCAGACCTGAATATGCGCAGCTTCAGAGGGTCAAGCCTGATGATTACAGGCTCTCCTCCCTGTACATCACACATATAGTGCTCCTCTTTCACTATCAGGGCATCCATGATACCTTCAGTATCAAATATGTTCCTGAAGTCATACTGCTTGTCATAGTGCTTGAGAAGTTCATTTGCCCTTGCCTCGCGCATATCCTGATACTGATACTGGAAATAGTCATTCTGTTCAGAGAGCCTCTTCTGATAATCCTCATCTGACACAGACTGGCTTTCAACAAGGGACTGCAGGCTCTGCAGGATTGCCTCTTTCTTCTGGTTTTCTATTTCAGTAATTGCATTCGGGTTTGTAACAACTATGTGCCAGTCAAAGGGTCTGCTTATAGCCTCTCCCCTGAGAAGCTCAAGATAGGCATTTATGGTAGGATAATGCTGCAGCCTGTCTGATATAAAGCTTGCCTTCAGGTTATTCGGATTCAATACATAGGCAATATCAGACATATGCAGCTTCATGTCCACAAGATCATAGTTTATGCACTTGTGCCTTACTGAGTTCCTTATATGTGAATAATTCAATATGGAGCCTTTGGCATCAGCAAAGTCCACACAGTCCTTACCCCATTTTTCTCCTTTCTGTCTGCAGGAAAGCTGTTGTCGCGGAAAACCACTAAACAATGTCATGCTCATAATTATTATCTGTATATTTTATTGCAAAAGTAAACAGAAACACATGCCTTTACAAAAAGATAATTTTTTTACTATCTTTGCATAAAATATTCCATATCCTCATCTTCACTGCCAGCAAAATTATTCTTGAAGTATTCATCATTAAGGATATCATCAGGATCTTCAACATCGGTATCCCTGTCCTCGTATTTTCCACCCATAAGCCTCAGTTTGTCCTCCCTCAGAAGCATAAGCATTCCTAATGCAGATACGCGGTCAAAGTTCTTGAATGGATTCCATTGGGACAGCTCCAGAAGAAGTGCCTTGTTCTTTATGAAGTCAAGATTGTGCTTGGTTATGGTCTTCTCCTCGCCATTTTCAACAACTACCTCTGTCTGAGGTGTCAGAAGCCACTTGGCAATCCTGCT